CCTGACCGGCGACGCGAGCAATAACGCCACCCTGACCCTCGCCAAGCGCGACGGCGCGGGCGGCGGCTCGTCCTCGGTCGCGGCCATCACCACCACCGCCGTCGCCGGCAACTGGACCGCCTTCGTGCCGGTCTCGCTCGGCACCCTCTCCAACACCAGCGTTGCCGCGGGCAACGTTCTCACCTTTGCGATCAGCAAGGGCGGCACCGGCGTCGTCGTGCCCGCCGGGACCCTGATCGTGGCCATCGCGCCCGCCTGACAGGAGCACCCCACCATGATCATCAACGGCTCGAACCTGGCGATTCTCACGCAGAACGTCCAGATCAAGTTTCAGCAAGCCTACGAGGCCGCCTCTTCCGATTATGTCGAGAAGGTCGGTACCGTGATCCAGTCCTCGACCAAGGACGAGATCTATCCCCTGGTCGCCCAGATCCCGCAGCTGCGCGAGTGGACGGGCGACCGTCAGGCGCACGATGTGGCGACCTACGACTACAAGCTGTCCAACAAGGACTTCGAGCTGACCGTCAAGCTCGACCGCAACAAGGTCGAGGACGACCAGTACGGGGTTTGGATGCAGACCGTGCTCCCCATGGTCGCCCAGCAGGCCAAGCGCAAGCCCGCTCTGCTGATCCGCGACATCATGCGCGCCGGCCAGAGCACCGCCTGTCACGACGGGCAAAACTTCTTCGATGCCAGCCACCCGGTGAACAAGTTTCCCGGCGGCGGCTTCGCGGGCTCGACCCAGCAGAACTACTGGTCGAGCGGCAAGGCGCTGACGTTCGACAACTACCGCATCGTTCGCGCGGCGATGATGAACTTCCGCGACGAGAGCGGCGAGCGGTTCAACATCACCCCGAACCTGCTGGTCGTGCCGCCCGCGCTCGAGATGCAGGCCCGCATGATCCTCAACAGCGACATGGTGGCCGCGCAGACCCTCGGCAACGACACCAACGTCGGCGGGTACTCCAACCCGCTCAAGGGCTCGGCCGAGCTGCTGGTCCTCCCGGACCTCGGCGCCGACGCCACCACCTGGTACCTGCTCGACACCACCAAGTCGATCAAGCCGTTCCTGTACCAGAACCGCAAGAGCCCCGTGCTCGTGCCGATGTTCAACCCGAACGACGAGTCGGTTTACCGGCGCAAGGAGTTTGAGTTCGGCATCGACATGCGTGGCGTCGCTGGCGTCGCCCTCTGGTGGCTCGCCGCCAAGGCGGTGGCCTGATGGCGGCGGCTGACAAGAGCCTGCCCCTGGCAGCGCAGCCCCAGCCCGCCTCGCCCATGGCCGAGACCATCGCCGCGGTCAACGCGCCCAGCAAGGCGCCGGCCACCGAGCGCTTCTTCGTCTGCACGGGCCGCGGCCCGGCGCGCGGGAAGTTCCGCGGCCAGATCGCCAAGTCCACCGACGGCGAGGGCATCTCGGTCTTCTGGAGCGAGAACCCCATCGAGGTCGTCCTCACGCAGTCCGCCATCGACGAGTGCCGCAAGGACCCGGAGATCGTGCTGCTGGTCGGCAACGAGATCAGCGCCGAGGAGGCCGAGAAGCACGTCGCCGGCCCCGTGGTCGCGCGCGAGCTGGTCGACATGAGCCTGGCCTCGACCGAGGCGCTGGAGGCCGAGGTGGCCCGGCGCAAGGCCGCCAAGCTCATCGCCTCCCGGTCAGGCCGGAGCTGACCCGTGGCTGCCCCCGTCTTCGCGACGACGGCGCAGCTTGTCAAGGTCGTGCCGGCCGGGGCGCTCGCCTCGGTCTCCACCGCGGTGCAAGAGCAGGCCCTGGCCGACGCCTCGGGCGAGGCCATGAACCACATCCCGGACCAGGCCACCGCGCCCCTGACCGAGCCCTACGACCCCGCCCTGGTGCGTCACGTCTGCTGGCTCGCCATGTGGCAGATCATGAGCTTCCGCGGCTTCAACGTGGAAGCCGGCTCCAACGAGCTGTTCAAGATCAACCGCGACGCCGCCGTCTCTTGGCTCACCAAGCTGGCGCGTCGCGAGATCACCCTGAACAGCGCAGGTGCCCCCGTCGCCGGCAAGGGCGGCCCCCGCGTCGCCAGCGCCACCGCGCGCGGCTGGGGCGACATGCCCATTCGCTGACCGCGCCGCGGGCTAGACAACGTGACGCCAGGTCGTGCGCGTGACGATCATGCGCACGGCCGGGCCGGTGATCCCAAACTTTCGAGCCAGCTCGATCCGAGACGCACCTTCATCGGACATGTGTCTTATGTATCGCACATCTTCATCCGTCAGCTTTGCCCTCGGGTTTTTGGTACCAGCAAAGGCCCCCGGCGTGGTGGCAGCAAGCTTTGCCACGCCACCGAAGACGATACGTCGCCGCCCCTTGTTGACCATGTCGTCGTAGTTGTCTTGCTTCGAGCCAAGAAACAGGTGGTCGGGTCGAACGCAGGAAGGCGTGTCGCATCGATGCAGCACGCAGACGCCCTCTGGAATCGGACCATGCGCCAGTTCCCAGGAGAGTCGGTGGGCTTTGAACACGAAAAAACTGCCATCGACGCGCGCTCCAAGACGCCCGTATCCGGACTGATCCTTGCAGGCTGTCCATAGCCAGCACCCATCGCCTTTTTGAACCTTCGTCCAGAACCGTTCGTCAAGCGTCTGCATATCACTTCCATAGTCACGAAAAGGCGAAAAACAAGTGATTACCGGAGACTATGCCGAACTGGCTCTGTTGAAGAGCCAACTTGCGCGCATCGGGTCCGACGGTGTCAAGCGCGTGGCCAAGCAGGTCGGGCTGGAGTGCAAGGCGCTGGTGGCCGAGGGGTTCTCGCGCGGGGTCTCCCCGTCCGGGCAGGCGTGGGCCCCGGTGCGGCGTGGCGGGCAACCGCTGCGCGACACCGGGCGCCTCGCCAGCAGCATCACCCTCAACGACACCGGGGCCGGCTTCACCGTCGGCACCAACGTCTCTTACGCGGCCGTCCACCAGTACGGCGCGACCATCCACGCCAAGGGCAAGCGCGGGCTCTACAGCCCGAAGCTGCGCCAGTTCTTCGGCAAGACCGTGACCATCCCCGCCCGCCCGTTTCTGCCCGAGGGCGACAGCCTGCCGGCGACGTGGGCGACGCGGCTGGACGAGGCCGCCCTCGACGCGCTGGAGGCGTTCTTCGGATGAGCACCCTCGGCGACATCTTCGATGGCATCACGGCCGAGCTGGTCAAGGACTGGCCCGACCTGAACCCGCGCACCGGGGCCCGGTACCTCGCCAACAACGAGGACGCGATGCCCCGGATCGTCTACATCCCGCCGCGTCCCGGCGAGGAGATCTTCGAGGCGCCGGACTACGTCGGCCAGAGCCCCACGCGCCGGCCCAGAGCCTTTCGCACCCGCGTCGCGCCGTGCGAGATCCACGTCGCCGCCGCCTCGTTCGACGACACCGAACGGCTGGCCCACGACCTCGCCAGCGCCATCCACCGCCTGACCCACGGCGCCTACGCGCTGATCGGCGGTGGCTACCTCAGCGAGAACGAGAGCGGCTGGGCGCAGTTCGCCGAGGTCTACGTGATGCGCGTCGCCTTCCGGCAACCGATCCTCGAGATGCCGATGGGGCAGTCGCAAAACACGATCATCCCGACGCAGGCCAAGGTCCAGACCGAGGCCGAGTTCCCCGACGGAACGCAGGTCGACACCCCCTATCCCTGACCCGGAGCCCTGATGCCCGACACCATCCCGCCCGGACCCCCGGGGGAAGAGGGCGCCGCTGCGCCCGCGAACGCCACCCTCGACTACCCGCCGCTGTCCCCGCCCATCACCGCGCGATTCACCTGCACGGTCGAGGAATGGCAGCGCGAGCGCAAGACGCCCGAGTGGGCGTACCGCGCCGCCTACATCGCCAATCACTGGTGCGTGGGCCTGCTGCTGCCCGCCTCTGACTACGACGCCGCCATTCACGCGGCCCAGCACGGAGAGATCCGATTATGGCCATCACGAACCTTCCCGACGTGACCGTGACGGTCAAGGACGGCGCCCTCGGCTCGGCCGCGGGCCTCGGCACCGACCGCTGCGCCGTCGTCGGCACCTGCACCAAGGGCACGGCGAACACCGTCTACGAGTTCACCGACCTCCAGACCCTGCGCGACACCCTCGGCACCAGCATCTCGGGCGGCCCGGCTGTCGAGGCGGCGGCGCTGATCCTCGCCGTCAGCGGCAAGCCCGTCGTGGTGGTCCCGACCACCAACGCTACCGCCGGCAGCGTGGGTACGGTCACCATGACCGGCACCAGCCCTGACCCGGGCGCAACCTTCACCGGGACGCCGCTCGACGCCTACTCGATCAAGATCAAGATCACCCTCGGCGGCGCCCGCGGGACCGCGCGCTTCCGGGTGGCGTTCGACGCCGACAACCCGGCCGGGCCGACCTACGGCGACGAGATCGTGACCGCCGCCACGGTCACCACCTACGCCACCGACACGGGTTTGACCATCGCGTTTGCGGTCGGTACCTACGTCGTCAACGACACCTACGCGGCCACCTGCGTCGCGCCGGCCTACACCAACCTCAACCTCAACACCGCGCTGACCGCGCTGGCCGGCGACGCCCGCGCCTGGCGCTTCGTGTTCGCGGTGGGCGAGGCTGCCAACGTCGCCGGGTCGGCCACCATGGCCTCGACCCTGGACACGTTCCTGACGGCGCAGGCGACGGCGCACCGGGACGCCTGGGGTCTGATCCAGTGCGCCTCGGACACCGACGCCAACATCATCGCCGGCTTCTCGTCGTTCTCGTCCAAGCGCGTCGTCGTCGG